GAGTTTCTATCACCTTTCGGCGAAGAGGAATTTCCGAAATATGAATCTACGGACCCGGAGTTTATGGAGCTGCTGGCAAGCGAAGAATGGGCTTTGCCGGAAGGTGTAGAGATTAACAGGGAATTTAGCCGGTTACTGGCTCTTGACCAAATGGACAAGGAGGCTAACGAAAAGATCAATACATACGGCTTAACGGCATCTGAAGCATTACGAGTTAAGAACCGGCACCCGATATGGAAGGTTGGAATTGATGTTAACAAGGGAGATCGATATCAGGAAGGTGACAAACTATTTGAATGCGACCTGGCTCACAGAACACAAGAAGACTGGCGTCCAGGACAAGGGGCACATTCGCTGTGGCACGAAGTGACGGAAGAACATACCGGTACTATTGACGATCCGATACCCTATAACGAAGGTCACGACCCCTTATTTGCTGGTATGATCCTCGAAAGCGGTAAGTATTACAAGCAGGATAATGTAACCTATAAGTGTACACGGGATAGCGGAATAGCCTTGGTGCAGGACTTATCCGCATTGATTGGTCACTACGTAGAAGTTGCCCTGTAGATAAGTTTATTCCGCCTTTTGTGCCGGGCGGCATCTAAATTCGACACGTACTTTAATGACAAGTTATTATGATTTGGTTAATAGTTATTTCTATCTTGATTATTGCGGCTTATACGACCGCAGTATGCGTTAAGCAGAAGGGTGTACCTTATTCGATAAGCGCCACGTTCTATGCGATAGAACATAAAGGATGGTTCCGCTTCACAATGTGGGCTTGTCCTATGGTGTTAATGCCAGCGATCTTGGAAGTCAGTAAGCCGGGGACGGAGTTTCTCGCTTACCTGGCGTTGGCCGGGATGATCGTTGTTGGGTGTTTCCCTGATTACAAGGCAGACAAGTTCCAGTACCGGGGACATATAGCCGGTGCAATGATGGCAATATTATTCTCTCAGACTTGGGCGGCTTTAAACTTCTGGCCTATGCTGCTCGCTTGGCTTCCATATGTTGGCTATACCGCACTAAACATGGCTAAGCAAGAAGAAGGAACATTCAAGGATAAATATATAGAAACGAAGCCTATGTTCTGGATTGAAATATTCTCTTTTGGGGTGATATACCTAATATGTCTCATGCTTAGAATTTAAAATAAATCCGCCTCCAGACTATCACAGACAGGAGGCGGCGTGTCGAACAGATTACCTATTTGGCAACCATTAATGGTACAAAGGTAATAATTCAAATCAAAAATGTATGGGTACATCTGTTAAAGTAGTGACGTTATCGGCATTCTATATGGAATTTTATGCTTTGATGTGGGATATGAGATGGTTGATGTTGTTGTCGCTTGTGTTGGTCGTAGCAGATCTGTGGTACGGGATTAGCAAGGCAAGAAGACGCAAAGAAGAAGTCCGTATTAGCCGGGCAATCCGTCGAACACTGATCAAGATCGGTGATTATATATGTGTGATAATACTCGCTGCGGTCTTGGGCAAAGCGATTGGGCAACCACTCGGTATAGATTATAGCATAATGGCTGTATGCTGCATGTGTCTTGCTTGTTACTGCGAGCTTGAAAGCGTCATCAGCAATTATTGCGAATGTAAAGGCATCCATTATCATATCAGTTTATGGAGTTTGGCAAAAGGACTTGTCGGCATTAAAAGCAAAGAATTGCAGGAAGTAATAGAAAACAGTATCATAGAAGAGAATAAAGAAAATGAAAAAGATTGACACAATTATCATCCATTGCTCGGCCACGCATGCCGGACAGGATATCAAAGCTAAGGATATTGATCGTATGCACCGTGCACGCGGTTTCAGCCAGATTGGCTATAACTATGTAATCGACTTGGACGGAACTGTAGAAACCGGTCGGCCACTCACGATCGCAGGGGCACATTGTATCGGTTACAATGATCATAGCATCGGGATCTGCTATATCGGTGGCCTTGATGCTAACGGTAAACCCTCCGATACCCGGACCCCGGCACAGAAAGCGGCAATGGATGATCTGATAAACGATATTTGTCAGGTGTACGACATCGTCGAACTGCTCGGACATCGCGATACGTCACCTGATCTAAATAATGATGGCGTAGTTGAGCCGTTTGAGTTTATCAAATCATGTCCCTGTTTCGATGTCAGGGATGAGTACAAATCCTTTCTCAAACCTATAATTGTTAAACCGTAATCTCTGTGATTTATGGATAAAGAATCAAAAAACGAATTGATAGGCGGGTTGATTGGGTTAGTGGTAATAGTCCTGTTCTGCCTGCTTACATCTTGCCGTACGCAAGTCCGTTATGTCCCGGTTGAAACGGTCAGAATTGATAGCGTGTTCTTTAACTCGACCCGGATCGATAGCGTGCTTATACATGATTCGGTCTCTGTAATCCAAAGAGGCGATACCGTTGCCGAATATCGGTACAGGTACATATACAAGTACAAGGACAGGGTAGACACGCTATATATAAACCGGACAGATACTATCCGAGTGCCATACCCGGTCGAAATTGAAAAGAAATTGACAGTTTGGCAACGAACGAAAATTGAGGTCGGGGGCTGGGCTATAGCTGTTATCATTGTTACAATACTGATCGTCGTTGGTCGGATGGTCTACAAACTAAAGAAATAGCTTTTTGTTCATAGTCGCTCTTTTTGGGGCTTTAGAGATAAAAGAAAAGCCCCCAACGTTTTCTAAGTTATTCCCCAATAAATTAAAAAAGACATAAATAAACGTCCGCACGTTGGAGGCTTGATATCTTCAACGCGAACGTTTATTTTTGTTTTAAATTCTATTTATTGGGGTGCGACAAAGATAAACATAAAAATTAAAACAATATGTGCAAATCGGAAATCTTTGCCACTATAATGAAAGTCGTCTCCATGGAGACGGAAGTATCAGAATCTCTGATACTGTCAGATTGTAAATCAACAGACACAGTGGATGCTCGATATCTATTGGTGTATTTTCTCTCACAGAGCGGATTATATCCACCTTCTATCGCCTCCTATATACACAAAACTAATCGATCAGTAAACTATATTTTGGCTAATTTCGAAAACCGTTTAAAACAAGGAAAAATAATGAGAGTATATATGGAAAAGATAAAGAAGTCTTTAGGAAATAACTGATTCCCTACCTGTTTTTATGATTATAGTTTTGTGATGCGGTTAATGTTGACCGTAACTCTAAAAATATTTTTAATAAAATGGCAGCAGAAATAACAGATGTGATCTATGCGGATCGCGGAAGATGCTATGATGATGATCGCAGACGCGACTATGGTAGTGGCTGGGGAGCCGTAGGAGGTGCCCTTGTAGGAGGTGGTTTTGGTGCAGCAGCCGTATCGGTATGGGATAAAGTAAACGACACTAAAGCCTCTATCGAAGGAGTGAAAGCAACAGTACAGGAAGCTCGTGCTGGGATCTACAAAGATATCTCCGATAAAGCAGAAGGTACAAATGGTCGGATTGACGGTGCGGCTCGTGAGATCTTGAACAATCGATTTGCTACAGAGCGTGGACTTTGTGATCTGGGTTACAAAGTAAACAACGATATTCGTGATGCGAAAGATGCCAATTTGAACAGTGACCGTGCCATCATGGAACGTTTGTACAATATGGAGCGTTCGCAAAGCGATTGTTGCTGTGAGGTGAAAGGGTTGATCCGTGAAATCAAGAGCGATATCATGCTTCAGGCAGAACGTAACCATTGCGAAACTATGGCAGGACAGAAAGATTTGGCTTGTTTGATCAAGGACCAAGCTAAAGACCAGGAAATTGCCCGTCTGAATCGTGAATTGAAGCATAAGGATGATGTGCAACTTAACCAGAAACTGAACTTCTTGATTCAACGAGAAATCGGTGGAACGGCAGCGGCCACTGCTGTGTAAAGAAAACTGGAGGACATAATTGTTGGTTTAATGGCCAACATATGTCCTCTCTACCTTTTGAATAATTATGAAAGAGTATAAGATCCAGCTCATTTTACCGGCAAGGAACGAAAAGATGGCTAAAGAAGTAGCCGATGAAGCACAGGCATTGATAGATCGTTATGGTTCGATTACATTCCTGCGTTTAGTCGATTATATGAAACGGAATCCCGGTATGGTGGATATGGCACTAAACATGATATAATTATGAAGTTTGCAGAATTAAGACAGGGTGATGTGCTCCTTTCGCTGGAGCAAGATAGGAGAGGCTTTCCATATTGTGATATGGCGCAGATACAGCGTATTTCAGCACCAACAACGGGTCGTATAGGTAATGAGGGGCATTATCAGCAGATTGTAGATATGACCGTCAGCGATAGCATGGGCACCTATAAAATTACAGTTCCAGCAGATGCAGAAGAAAGCATTTATGAACGTATCTACTATACGACCAATCCACGTCTTATTGTGCAGGAAATGAATGTACAAAAATCACGAGTGAAGCAGATCCTTGACAATACAGACTTGTACAAGGCTATATATAAAGAATGCGACAATATCATAGGACGTATTAGTCAAACATCTGCTCCGAGCGAAAATTCATCCGAAAACGACTTTTCCAAGCGACTGAATGAGCAAGGAAGAATGCTGGAAGAAATTTATTCAGCATTGTTTAATAAAAAAGGAGGACAGGGAAATGAGAATAATCAAGATAACCCAGGATCGGGGGGAAAGAAAAAGTAGTTTGCCCAATGTTGGTGTAAAGTCAAATTGGAAGCAAGAATACATAAATCAATATGGTGAACATTTCAATGATAAGCTTGCAGATTTTGCGATCCTACACCTTAAAAACGTTGATGGCACTTCGCATGTATGGACTATGAGTGACATCGCGGCAGAATTTAAAGCCGCTGGGGTTCAAATGCCTGAAAAAAAGTACCAGAATGATCTTCGTTATGTCGCTAATTGGCTCTATAGTGACTGGTATCCTACAGCTATGCCGGCTCCAGCAGCTATCCTAAAAGCTGCAAAGAGATATTTGGATGACCCTGATGGTTTCGAAGGGATGATTTTTCAGGTATGGGTATTCTCTATGGAGAGGAAAGGAGTGAATATTCCTTGGGAAAAAATGGTATAA